TGTAATTCAGATGAAGTCAAGATAGAAGATGTTTTGTTTTATGAGGCATTTAAAGATGAATTGAGAATGAGTGAGAAAGTAGACAAGCCTCGCACTTTTAGAGTAGCTCCGTTACATCACACATTTTTAGTAAAGAAGTGTTTAGGGAAACTTTTTTCCCATTGCAAGAAGAACATGTGGGATAATCAGATGGCGATTGGAATGAATCCTTACAAGGATTGGGACAGATTGTATAAGAGAGCTAAGAAGTGTCACATTAATTTTGATGGCGATTTTGGAAATTGGGATGGAAGTGCACCAGCACAGGTTCAGGACGCAGTTTCTGAGGTGGTAATGGAGTTTTACGTAGGCAAGCATAAGAAAGTTTTAGAAGTTTTATTAGACTCTATGGTCAGAACTTTTGTTTTGATTAAGGAGAAAGTAAAGTTGTCCACTCATTCTATGCCTTCGGGATGCTGGGTTACAGCCTTTTTTAATTCTTTAATTAATAGATTTTTAACAGCAATAGTATTATATATAGAAATGAAAAAAGATAATGTAGAACCTACGACAGATGATTTTAATAAATTGATGGATTTTGTGTTAGGAGACGATAAATTTTGTGGTGCTCCTGAGAGTTTGTTTAAGTATTTTAATGCTATAACAATGCGAAATTTTGCTACAAGCATAGGAATGAAGTACACCGATGGAGACAAAGGAGAGATAACAGAAATATCAAAACCCTTAGCTGAATGTGTTTTTCTTAAACGAGGTTTCAGATTTCATAAAGAATTAGGGACAGTAGTTGGACCATTATCATTAACTACTTTAGTCAATTCTCTACGTTATAAGGATTCATCAAGAGATTATGATGATATTATGAGTGGAAAATTAACAGCATTTCAGTTTGAGATTTTTCTGCATGAAGATGAAACTTTGTTGAAGAATAAAGTTTTAGAAAGTGCAGATAATGCATCTTTTTATTTTAAAAGATTTGATAATGAACATATTATGAAAAGTATGAAAGAACATGATACTTATTCTCAAGTCATGAAAGGCTTGGGAAAAAACATTTCCAATTTTTTATAAAATTGAAGTTTAACTACTAGGGTTATAAGAAGTTACACCTAAGAACTTCGCCACTTGTTAAACTAGAATTTTAATTAGGTTATGAAAGATTTTAATAGTAGTCTTTCTGAAATTTAATACTATTTCTGAACATAATAATAATAATAATAATAATAAAAATAACAATAATAATAGTAACACTATGAAGAATGTAGATACAAAATTTAATCAATCTATGGAATATGATGTTAGCACTTCAGATCAAACATTTAGTACATCTGTAGCTAGTATAAACACAAGAGATATATGTTTCCCAGCGGAACATCATAACGTATATCCTAAGATTGATTTACCTGAAGAATTTAGAATAGATACCAAACCTTTCGTTAATCGACCGTTTTTTGTAGAAAATATTTTGTGGGGTAATCAAGGTAGATTTTCAATATTAGATGCTACTACTCGTAGACTTCCTAGAGATGTTTTTACATCTAATTTATCTTTAGAAAATGCTCTTAAGTTAGGAGCTTATTTTAGAAGCGATTTAAGTTTAAGTATTTCAGTAGCAGGAACTATTACCCATGCAGGCACATTATTGGCAGCTATTTTACCTCCTTTAGATGAGTTTGCATTTTCTACTCCTGATCCAGAATTTTTAGTCAATACTTTAATGTCAGGTCCTCATTGTTTTTTACATGCCAATGAAGCCACATCATCATTGTTGCATGTTCCTTGGTTTTGTAATACAGATGTTGCAAGTTTAGATATGAGACCTATTTCTCCAGCTTCATCTACAGCATTTGCGGAGACCAATATACCTGGCAATTATGCTTCTTTAGTGATAATGGTTTTGAGTCCTTTAAGTCCTTCTTCTGGTGCTTCCACGTCTTTAAACATCACAGTGGAAGCTACTTTTAATGCTTTGGACATTTATGTTCCTTCTCCTCGATATCTTACTTATCAAACTCAGGGATTTCATGAAATCTCGGAAGATGTTTATAGGGAGACAACTGAACTTTTATGTCCTCGAGACTATAATTACTACACGCAAGGGTTACAATCTATCGCGTCTTCAGCAATAGATGCTACTACATCATATACTAAACGAATGATAGGAGATGCTATAGATGAACTTAGAGCAGGAATTAAATATTATACTGGTCTTCACAATCCCAACATTCCTTTAGTTCACAATAGGATTATTACTACTTTTAGAAATTTTGGAAACAACACAACGGGAGAGCAGTTTTTTGAGAAATTAGATCCTTACCCGGAAATTGATAGAATAGTAGATCGTCCTATATACAATACTACAGTAGATGAGATGTCAATTAAACATATTTTGAGTAAGCCTCAATATGTTGGTACGTTTAGAGTCAACGCAGGTGATTTGCCTGGAAAGTTATTGTGGGTAAATGCCATTTCACCCAGACAGGGCGGTTATCGCCGGGTTGCTTCTAACCAAGATTGGTTGATAGCTAATAATATAGACTTGATGCATTATTTGTCTAGAGCATGGAGAGGCTCTATTAAAATTCACATACAGTCTGTAATGAACAATAAACAGCAAGTTAAATTGAGATTATTGCAATTATACAATCCTCCAGCACAAGTGGTTGATGGATATCCTGTTTATGAATCTCTTTTGAGCGCTCCTTCTCACTTGATGGAGTTTACAGCTGGAGGACAGGTTCAAACAATAACATTGCCTTATTTGTGTAGAAATGATTTAACTCCATGTTCTCCAGATTTAGCTTTAGATGCGATTTTCCATGGTTTGTATTATATTTATGTAGCTCAAAGTATGGCTAATTCAGACGGTTCTCCTCTTGATATTAATTTTAACGTTTATATTTCTGGAGGAGATGATTTGACATTTCATGGATATTCCACAGAAGTTGCACGTCAACGATCTTTTAGAACAGGACCTTTTTCAAGAACAGCTAACAACTTTAAATCATCAGACGATGTAGATTTAGAAGACTTTGTTACTCAAGGTTTAGATGTAATGAATTCGCCTCAAGATGATTCTGTGCTGACTGAAGTTAGTACAGATATTAATATGAATCAAGATCACCAAGAGAGATTGTTTTCGCCAGTTGATATTAGGCCGATTATACGTAGAATGTATCAATCAACCACCACTACATTTTCATCTGGAGCTACTGTTTTAGATTTGAAAGAATTTATTGGAGAGAAGATTGTTCCAACACCCATTACTCCAATGCAAATTGTTTCTGGAATGTATTATGGTAAATCTGCTGGGCTGAAGGTCAAAATTAGAACTTTTGGCGCGGTTTCAGGCGGGCTTACGATTTTTTACGTTCCTCCACAGTGTAACGTAGATACAGTTAACAAAGTTTTTAGAGAATCTGAAATAGGTACAAGTCCAGAATTTTCTCCTTATATACTGAACAACAGGGCAGGTTATAGTTTTCCTTTTATTGAAATGTCCAATGAAGCTTCTTATTCGGCCACTCTTTATGAATTTGTTATACCAAATACCAGTTTTTACAAATTTATTGGAGGACCGAATAAATTTACAAATTTTAACGATCCTGCTGATTTGTCTATTTCTTCTTTCGGAACTTTGGTAGTTTTTAGCGATCAACAAATTGATGCAAGCATATTTTTGGGAATGACTGACGAATCTCGTTTGGGTTTTCATTGTATTGCTCCAATTATAGAACCAGTGAAGTCTGAAAGTGGAAATAACACTATTTACAAGGGTGCTGCAGGGGTAGATAAAACAACAGATCCTCCTGTTATACGTCCTCCTTTCCTTTACTATGCACGTTCGTAAACGTCTTAAAATCATAGTGGAAAATGATTTAAAATTTTTTCCATACTCGATATGTAGTTAGAACATATATGACCATAATGATATAATTGGTTTAAAGGATATATCACCCAGTCTTGGGGCATGCACAACGG